TCCGGCCTTCGGGGACAGGATCACCGAAGAGGCGATCGCTACGGAGCGCGGGTCGATGTCGGACGAGATGTTCGCCCGTGAACGCCTGTCGATCTCACCGGACCTCTCGGACGGCTTCTCGGTCATCCCTGCCGACCGGTGGGACGCGGTCTGTGACCCGGACGCGACGACCGACGCGGTGGTGTTCGCCATCGACGCTAATCCCGAACGATCGGCAGCGACGATCGTGGCGGTCGGGAAAGGCCCGACGGTCGAGGTGGTCGACTACCGGCCGGGTGTGACTTGGCTGGTGCCGCGCTGCGTCGAGCTGCGGGATCGTTACCGGGCATCGTTCGCCCTCGACAAGGGCGGTCCGCTCGGTTCGTTCGTTCCTGAGCTGCAACGGAATCGGGTCCGGCTCGTCGAGTTGGACTCCGGTGAGATCCCTCGGGCCTCGGAGTCGTTCTACGACCGGGTGATCGAAGGCACCGTCAAGGTCCGACGCAACCGCGACCTCGACGCCGCTGCCCGAGACGTCGTTCGGCGCCCAGTGGGCGACGGTGCGTGGGCATGGGGTCGCCGGGCGACCACGGTCGACATCTCTCCACTGATGGCCGCGTCCGCGGGCGTGTGGGCGTGGTCTCAGAAATCCAAAGCGCGAGTCGTGTCGATGGCCGACGCGCTACGAAACGCAGGAGAGCTCGACTAGATGGCTACCGGCAACGTCACGATTCAGGGAAACCAGTCGGGCGGCCCTGCCGGGTCGTTGACCTTCGGTCCGCTCACCGCGACCACCACCGCCGCGGTCGGTTCGCTGCAAGTCGTGGCCCTCACCACGGGCGCGAACACGATCACGATCCCGTCGGGGACGACGACGTGCATCATCACGCCCCCGAACGCGGTGAACCCGACCCCTAACCCGACATACGGCGGGACGCTGACCCTGAAAGGTGTGTCCGGCGATACGGGCATCGCGATCGGCAACAAGTACCCCCAGGTGCTCGAGTGGGACGCCACGGGGGGCACGGCGTCGCCCGCGACGATTGTGATCAACGCTTCGACCGGCTGCACGGTCGAGGTGTGGTGCCAGTAGATGGGCCTGTTCTCGCGCCGCGAGAAGCGCGGCGCGGACCCGTCACTTCCGTGGGGGATCTCGGCCCCGCCGACGAACGGGCAACTCGGGTTCGTCGCCGCCGGCACCCCGATGAACGACGACACCGCGTTGTCGCTCACGACGGTCGCTACGTGTATCTCGCTGATCACTGACGGCATCGCGACCTTGCCGCTCCTCGCTTTGAAGCGGACGACGGACCGCTCGAAGAAGCTGCTCACCACCACACCGCCGCTGATCGACAACCCGTGGCCCGAAGGCACCCGGACCGACTTCTACACGCAGGTCATGGTGTCGTTGTTGCTGCGAGGCAACTTCTTCGGTCAGATCGTCGCCCGCGACGCGAAGGGCTACGCGTCGGTGATCATGCCGATTCACCCGGACCGGGTCGGCGCCATGCGCGACGCGGACGGAAACCGCGTGTACCGGGTCCTCGGTCGACCTGTCCCGACCGCCGACATCTTCCACATCCCCGGCATGTTGATGCCCGGCCAGTTCGTCGGGTTGAACCCGGTCGAATACCAGCGCCAGTCTTGGGGGCTCACCGCCGCGGCCGAGAAGTACGGGTCGCAGTGGTTCGCGAACTCGGCGAACCCCTCGGGTGTCGTCCAGTACCCGGGGGACCTGTCCGAAGAAGAGACGCTCGAGATGGCGCGCGCGTGGCGTCAGGCTCACGGCGGTCTCGGCAACGCGCAGCTCCCCGCGATCCTGACCGGCGGCGCCACATGGCAAGCAATCCAGGTCTCGCCCGAAGACGCCCAGTTCCTCTCGACACGCACCTTCCAGCAGCAGCAGATCATCTCCTGGTTCCGCATCCCGCCGCACAAGATCGGCGTACAGGACCGTTCCCCCGGTCCGACGCTCACCGAAGAGCTCGAGATCCAGTACGTCACTGACGGCCTGTTGCCGTGGGCGTTGCGGATCGAGGACTACCTGAACCGGCAGTTGCCGCCGTCCCAGCAGGCCAAGTTCGACTTCTCGGCCCGTCTGCGCGGCAACACGTTGACCCGTGCCCAGTCGGCGCAGATCTGGGCGAACATCGGTGGCAAGACTCTTGATGAGCTCCGCGCCGTCGACGACATGGAACCGCTCGGTAGCGGTCTCGGTCAGGTGATCGCCCGCCCGGCGAACATGGCGTACTGGGATGTGACGACCGGCGAGCAGGTCGCATCTCCGTCCGCGCCGGTCGGTCCGGTGAACCCCGGCGGTCTCGGCGACGGTGGCGGCGACCCGAACAACGCGCCGGCCATCACCAAACCCGATTCGTGATGGCGGTCAACTGGTGGCTGCTCGAGCAGCGCAACCCGCCGTCCGCGCAGGACATCGCGAAGGCGATCAAGAAAGCGAAGAACCTGCCCGACGCGGGCGATCACGGCCACGTCGAGGCCCGCTTCCCGATCGAGAACGCGAAGCTGCCCGCGGTCCCGTCGGGCGCATGGGATCAGGCGTCGCTGAAGACGGTCAAGTTCAAGAAGTTGTACGCGACGAACCAGCAACTTGATCGCAAGAACCTGATCTGGCATCTCCAACATCCAGGGATGTCGCGGTTCAAGGGACCGCGCAACACCCACGCTCAGGTGTTGAAACTCAACTCGGGCGACGTCGCGATCGTCGACGGCCACCACCGGCTTTCCGCACTCGACATGCTCGGCGTCAAGAAGGACGCCATGTGGGTGCTTAAGGAGTCTGACCTATGACCTCCGACACGCTCGCGCGCGTCAACTGCCCGGACGAGATCCACTCGTTTGACACGCCAGAAGAGGCCGCTGCGTTCAAGCAGGGCTGGGATGGGCGCGCGGCGGTTAAGTCCGAGCCGCTCACCTACGCGGAAGAGAACACGCGCGTCTCATTCTTCGCCGACCTCGTGCGCTCCGCGAAGGGCATTCGCGAGTCGCAGGACCGTCTCGAACGTCACCGCGTCGAGATGGACGTCGAGCTGCGCACCGCGCCGAACACCACCAGCGGTACCGGCGGCGAGTTCGCGCCGCCGTTGTGGGTGATCGAGCGGTTCACGACTCAGGCCCGCGCTGGCCGGGTGCTCACCGACCTCGTCACGAAGCTCGTTCTCCCTCCGGGTGTCTCGTCGGTGCACGCGCCGAAGGAGACAACGTCGGGTGACGTGAGCGTCCAGGGTGGTCAGGGCGGCGCGGTGCAGGACGTCGACTCGGTCACTGCCGATGCTGGTGCGAACGGGAACGTCGTCACCATCGCAGGCGAGATCGATGCGTCGTTGCAACTCCTCGACCTGACCCCTGCCCCCGGTTACGACGGGATCGCCTACATCGAACTGAACCGGGCGTACAACGCACTGCTCGAGCAGCAGAGCCTCGCCGGTACTGGATCGAACGGCCAGATCACGGGCGTGCAGAACGTTGTCGGCCGCAACAACGACGTCTCGGGGTCGTCGATTACGACTGTCGATGCGCTGTGGCCGGCGCTCGGTCAGATCGCTGCTGCGGTCGGCAACACCCGGAAGCTGCCGATCGAGTTCTATCTGATGGCTCCGCGGCGCTGGTCGTGGCTCGCGTCGTCGGTCGACTCGTCGAAGCGCCCGATCGCGTCTCCCGGTCAGCCTGCGCATATGAGCGACTATCCGTTCGCGCCCGGCAACGCGTCTCCCGCGGCGATTGCGTTGGGTGCGGGTCAGCCGATGTGGGGGCCGGGCTTCCCGATCTATCTCGATGGTGCGATCCCTAGCGGGTCGAGTGCCGATGTGGCGATCGCGCTGCGGGCGTCGGACATGTTGCTGTTCGAGTCGGACCCGAAGTTCGCAGTGACGTTCAACGCCACGGCGAGCACGTTGCAGGCCCGTTTGCAGCTCCGTCGCTACGTCGCGTTCGTGAACACGAAGCCGTCATCGATCTGCGTGCTGACCGGGCTCCCGCAGCCGAGCAACTTCTAAGGGGTTCTGATGGATCTCGCCGCCCGCAAGGCGCTCGCCGAATCACTCCGCGGCCGAGAAGTCCGACGTGTCCCCGCGTCGGGTCTCGAACTGCGCGAGATGAACGGGAACCTGAATCTGTCGGGCTGGGCGTCGGTCACCGAACGCGCCTACGACATGGGCTACTACGAGGAGACGATCAAGCGCGGCGCGTTCGCGAAGACGTTGGGTGAGACGCCCGACGTGCAGCTCCTGATCAACCACGAAGGTCTTCCCCTCGCCCGCACCGTCTCCGGTACGCTGCGTCTCGCCGAAGACGACCGGGGCTTGCGGGTCGACGCCGACCTCGACCCCGAAGACCCCGACGTGCAACGGCTGCTCCCGAAGGTGCAGCGCGGCGACATCGACCAGATGTCGTTCGGGTTCCGAGTCACTCGTCAGAACTGGGATGAGGACTACGAGAACCGCGAGATCGTCGAAGTCAACATCGACCGCGGCGACGTCAGCGTCGTGAACCAGGGCGCCAACCCTGCAACGTCGTTCTCGATGCGCGACCTCGCGGTCCGCTTCGAGCTTCCCGGCCCCCAGCAGTTCGCCGCCGCCCTCACCGAGGTGCGTGCAGGCGCGACCCTGTCCTCGTCGACGATGTCGACATTGCAGAGGGTCCTCGACCTGATCGACGCGTCGGACACGAACGTCGACAAGGCACTCATCGTCCTCTCGGACTTGATGGGTGTGACGAACCCGGACATCGCCCAAGACGCGGCGCTGGACCGGTCGCTCGATCTGTTCAAGGCCAAGGCACTCGCCTTGTCCCTCGCCGCCAACTAGCGGCACACCCGCGCCGGAGCGCGCGACCGAGGCACCACCCGCCCGGCAGGGCGCGCCGGACCCGTCGCGAGGCCACCACCCGGGCCACCAATCCTTCTTCCTCCCCAGGAGCAGCCATGTCCCCCGTTCTGGAAGCGACGCGCGCCCAGCGCGCCGACAAGCAGAAGGAACTCGACGAGTTCCTCGCTGCGATCGAAAAGCGCGACGACAAGACCATGACCGACGACGACGAGACCGAGTTCGAGTCTCGCGTCAAGGCGATCAAGAAGCTCGACCGCCAGATCGACAAGCTCAACGACTCCGAGGAGCGTGCCGAGAAGGCCCGCGAAGCGGCTGCTGAGCTCGAACGTCAGGCCGCCGGCCTCGCCGGTTCCTACGTGCGGAGCGAGCCCCACACCTACGAGGAGCACGACCACCGCACCTCGTTCCTGCGTGACCTCGCCACCGTCAGCGCCAACGCGATCGGTGCGAACGTGCGTGGTGCCGACGCTGCCCAGGAGCGGCTGACGCGTCACTCGCACGAACTCGACGTCGACCTCCGCAAGGCCGACAGCGAGACGCGTAGCCGGTTCGGTCGGTTCCTCGACCAGTACGAAGGCTCCTATGAGGCTCGTACCAACCCGAACACCACTGCCGGTACCGGCGGCGAGTTCGTCCCGCCGCTGTGGCTGGTGTCGCAGTACGCGCCTTTCGAGCGTGCCGGTCGGGTCATCGCGAACCGCTGCAAGAACATGCCGCTCCCTCCCGGGATCGACGTGATCAACGTGCCGCGGATCACGACCGGGTCGCTGACCGCGATCCAGACCGCGAACGCGGCTGCGGTGACGTCCCAGGACATCGTGACGACCTCGGCGTCGGCGAACGTGAACACCATCGCCGGTCAGGAAGACATCTCGATGCAGTTGCTCGAGCAGTCGCCCCTGGCGATGGACAACGTCGTGTTCGACGACCTGACCCGCGACTACGACAAGCAGCTCGACTCCCAGGTGATCTCGGGTTCGGGTAGCTCCGGTCAGCACACGGGGGTCCTGTCGGTGTCGGGTGCGTCGTCTCCGACGATCTCCCAGGCGTCGCAGGTCACCGCGTCGAGTGCCGTGTTCTTCGACGGTTCGACGTCGGGGACGCAGTACCGCTCGATCGTCAAGGGTGTGAACCAGGTGGAGACGCTTCGGTTCGACAACCCGACCGCGATCTGGGTGCACCCGCGTCGTGCGAACTCGTGGGCGTACGCGGCCGACTCGGCCACGGGTCGTCCCCTGTTCGTCGCGTCGAAGTACGGCCCGTACAACGCGGCTGGCGTCAACGAGGGTCAGCCGACGTTCCAGGGCGTCGCGGGCGAGCTTTACGGCCTTCCGGTCGTGAAGGACGCCAACATGCCGACCGTGATGAACGTGTTCGCCACGACCGGCGGCACGGCGGACTGCGCGGTGGTCGTCAAGGAAGACGACTGCTGGCTGTGGGAAGGCACGATGCGGATGCGCGCGCTGCCTGAGATCCTCAGCGGCACGCTCCAGATCCGGTTCCAGGTGTACGCCTACTCGGCGTTCATGGCGACCCGGTTCCCGAACTC